TTCTGATGTCCACTTTCTCCGCAGACGCCATGTTTGCAAATGACCTGACGAGACGTATGCAGCTTGGTCTTGACTTTGGTGGTCTGTACGGTGCCGGCGCAGAGTTCCAGCCTCTTGGTATTGCAAACAATAAAGAGGTTGAGCAGATTGATGGCAGCAAGGCTGACTATGTTGACGCCAAAGGATTCATCTCCGCGGATTTCCCAGTGTTTGTAAGTTCCAAAGCCTTTGCCAAGAACATTGATGATGTAAATGCTGGCTGGGCGATGAACAGCCTGCTGGAAGGCGTGTTTAAGAACATGAAAACCGAAATGGGTACCTACATCTACCGGGATGAGATGGCAACTGGAAAGCTGTGTGGTATTCCGTATAAGGTATCGAACCAGATCCCGACTATTGGCGGTAAAACCGATCTGTTCTTTGGCAACTGGTCCGACCTTCTGATCGGCGATCAGATGGGGCTGGAGACGTACACCACTCTGGATGGTACCTGGACTGATGATGACGGTACCCAGCATAATGCGTTCGAGGAGAACCTGGCAGCGACCAGAGCTCTTATGTATGATGACATTGGTGTGCGCCATCCGGAGAGCTTCATGTACTGCAAAAATATCAAAGTGATGAATTAAGGAGGAACCATGATGAAGAGAGAGTTATTCGATAATGTGTCAGTAGTGGTAGGAGCATCCGGTGCGGTAGTTGACAGGGAGGGATTCCTGTCGGCTGTCTTCGCCGCATCTATCGGGGCAATCACTGGTTCCCCGACCAGCGCGAAACTTATCGTTAAGGTGGAGCATTGTGACACAGCGGATGGAACCTTTGAATTGGCAAGTGACACCATGCTTGACCCTGAGCATGTGTCGACTGCAGGAGTGCTGCAGGAAGTTGCAGTCGAATCAAAGGATGTGTTGCAGATGAATCTGGATTTGATTGGATGCAAGCGGTATATCAAGCTCACCCCTACTATCAGCTTTACTGGAGGAACATCACCTGCGGCGGGAGCGGCGGCTTATGCGCTGGTCTTAGGTGACCCCGTTGACAGCCCCGTGTAAGGAGGCATTATGAAGGAATATACCAGAGAGAATAAGATGATAACTGGTCCGAACAGCAATAAGGCGGAGGGGAAGCCCTCCGCTGATAAGAAAGGTGATCAACATGGCAAAAAGAATGCCTCTGCTGTCAAGTAATGCAATGACAACACTGGAGGCTATGATGGAGTTTATCGGCATGGATCCGCAGGACAAAGAGATACCGGACGCAGTGAAAAACAATCTGGAACGTCTCATTAATGCTGCATCCAGCTACATTGAGACAATGACAAATCGAAATTTCGGACTTAAGAAGTATGTTGAGAATCACCATGGAAGCGGCTGGCAGGAACTGTGCCTAAACCAGTATCCTATAAAGGCTGTGGAGTCCGTAATGGATGTGGAAAACAAGCAGATTATTGATCCAGATTCCTACTCGTTTGATGATACTGGTGATATAGGCGTCCTGTACCGCGATGCCGGGTGGGCGGATCGGTCATATCTTGGCGGTCTGGCTTTAGATAAGGTGGCTCCGAAGCGGTACTTGAAGGTAACTTACTCTGCTGGGTATATCCTTCCGAAAGACGGAACCGAGGAGCAGCCATCTGATTTGCCATACGATTTACAGTACATTGTCTGGCAGATGGTACAGCAGCAATGGAATCTGGCGAAGAACGGAGCTAACGGCCTGACGGCATTTTCTATATCTGACGTCAGCTGGACGTTTGACAAGGAGCTGAGCACCCAGGTGCAGAGCGTCATCGACCAGTACCGGAGGTGGGCGTAATGACAATAGAGGATAACATATCTTCGGAGCTGGAGCGAATTAGGACTGAGATGGAGACGCTGAGCCAGATGAAAATCCATATCGGAATCCAGGGAGCTTCCGGATATGGTGCCGGCGGCGAAGGGAAACCGGGAGCTCCGGCCGATATTATGACGATTGCGAATGTCAATGAATTTGGCGCCACCATCAAAGCGAAGAATGTCAAGAATCTCGCTATCCCTATTGCGAAGAAAGCAAAGGGAAAGAGCCCTTTGGATTTTCCGGGGCTTTTTTTCTTGCGCTCGGATGGCGGATACTTATTTGGATGTATTAGCAAAAGCAGGAAAGGCGGTCCGCCTAAGGAAAAAAGCAGTCCTTCAGATATGCAACCGAAGGGTAATAAGCCAGGTAAGAAGCCTATACCGAAAAAGAAAGATGATATTGAGTTTCTGTTTATACTGATGGAGGCAGTGAATATCCCGGAGCGGAGTTTTATACGTGCTGGTTATGATAATAATCGGGCAGCTATTGAGGACATTGCTTCAAATGCAATGAAGAAGATTGTTTTTGCAGGCTGGGATGCGGAGACAGCGGCGAACAACATTGGTATGTCTATTGTTGGAATGATTCAGGAATATATGAATCAGCCGTTTAATTTCCAGGGCAAAAGTAGCATCACTAAAGCCACATCAAACTGGCCGAGTAATCCCCTGGTTGAAACAGGACGGCTCCGTAACTCCATCACCTACCGAATTGAAGGAGGGGAATGATATGTACGGTTTTGCTTATGCACAGCCGCAGATTCCGGAGGGTCTGCTGCATGACATGTATGAAATCAAAATGGTGGGCGGATATGTTGATGAGGAGCATGGGGGCCAGTGGGTTTCCGGGAAAGAAGAACGGGTCGTCTTTAAGGGCGTGGTGCTCCCCGTAAACGATAAGGATTTAATCCGGGACTCCGGAGGGACGTATACCCAATGTAGTGAAAAGGTGTATACGAATGGAAAAGCCCTAAAGACCGGCGGGCAAATCTATGACCCAGCGGATCAGTCCTATTATACGGTATCACAGGAATTGGGTCATAACTCCCTGCACCCAATGAAACGCTACTTGATTGAAAGAAGGGAGGGCACAGCGGTAAAATGAAGTTTTTAGAGCTGAGAAATAAGCTGATTGCTGGTCTTAGTAGTTACCTGAAAATTCCCATAGTTCTTGCGGATCAGGTACAGCCGGAGCAGTTGTTTCCATATGTGCTTTATTCGGTCACATCTTCGTATATTCCGGAAGCTGGCCTCGGGGAATTCCATCAGAAAACAGATGGGGAGAAAAATATCGAGACACGGAGCGAACAGCCTAGCTGCTCCTTTTCCTTTACTGTCTGCAGCATGAACCGGGAAATTATTGACAGGAATGGGAATCCAGTCAGAATATTTGGCGAAGATGAAGCCCTGGAGCTGTCAGAAAAGACCCAGGGGTGGTTTCTCCATATCGGGTATGATTATATTTCAAATATGGGGATTACGGTGATTGATGTTACCAATGTACAGAACCGCTCTTTTCTTCAGGTGGATGAGGAAGCCCGTCGGTATGGTTTTGACGTACTAATCCGGTATAGGCGTACGGATGAGCGGCAAACAAATGTTATTGAAACAGTAAATGCAAGAATGGAAGGAGATAGCAATGAGTAAAGACGTAGTAGTTGTTGTTACGCTGGAATCAGTGGATACTTCTGTCGATTCCCTTGATATCCTTCTGATCTCAACAGCAGGCGTAAAGGAGGCAAAGATTTATACCGCGCTGGAGGACATTGAGACAGACTGGAAAAAGGAAAGCGTAATCTATAAGCAGGCTGCCGCAATGATGGGGCAGGGCAAGGCTAAGCCGACGCCGGCATCGCTGATCCAGAAAGTCAAGGTCGTTGGCCTGGCTAAGCCGGACACGCCGGAGGCACTTGTTACGGCGATTAAGGAATACCAGGAAAAAGATAATGACTGGTATATGTTCTTGACAGATCAGACGGAAGATGAGTATATTGTGGCTTTGGGCAAATTTGCCGAGGACAGTGAGCCCAGCGAGGCGGAACTGACAGCTGGAGTCGAGGACCATCGCAAATTTTATTTTGCGGAAACCAGTAATAAGGCATTGGCAATTGAAAGCCGGCGTACTGCAGTAATCTATTCTGAAAAGCAGGAGTATGCTGAGGCCGCATGGATTGGGG